ACTTGTCCGTGTCCACGTTACCGCCTATTGCGGTGTTGCGAACCAAGTCCTCTCTTTTGATGAATAATGCCGTTGCCATATCTTATCGTGGGTTTACAAATCCTTGATTGGGCATATCAACAGGTCGCTTCGCTACGTTTGTAGGATTGGTCTCAAGTACCACGCCCTCCTTCTTTGCCTTGTTTACACTCACCTCTGCGTTGGGGTTGCCAACATCGGGAGTTACGCCTTCGCCTTTTGCCAAGTACGTCTTGCGCATCCAAAAGTGATGACATCTTGCACCGCCCTTGTATAACCATATTGAATAGGTTGCTGCTCCCTCTACACCAAAACCTGCGTTGACCGCTTGGCTGCTCATACGAAGCACGTCTTCCTTGCGGTACACCTTGCCTGCTGATACCATCTTCTTGCAGAACTCACGGCTATTGGTCTTTGTAGTTTCGGGAGCGTAAGCATAACGAACCTTGTACCTCTTACCTTCGGCCGTTACTCCATCTTGGCTGCTCTTGGCGTTAGGGAATGCGCTGCCTGTTGATGCAAAAGCGTACTTGCTCAATGCCTGCTCCGCATCGTAGTCAACAGGTCTTTCATCTACAAGCTCCCATTCATCTTCGTTGATGACCTCACCTAATATCTCAAGCTCTGCGAACATAGCATCGAAATGCTCATCGCTCGGCTCTTGGCTTGACAACTTTACCCCCGTCTCCTCCTCACGAGTCTCCATATCCATAGGCGTAACTACGTCTTCGGTGAACTCCAAAGGCTGAAGGGTCTTGAAGTATAGGTTTAGGCTGATGTCATTGTAGGCCAAGATTTGGTCTATGCCGTCAATGATAATCTCCTGCTTGGGGCGGATGACAAGGTTATCCAAAAGAGTAGATGCGGTCTTCAGTTCTTCTGCGTTGTTGCCGAGTCCTGAATTGTCTTTAATACCCAATAGCATAGGGCTTACGATGCGATGCGACACCATTATTTTCTGCGTGGCTTCAGCACTTAAGAATTGGTACTGCTCCGCAGCATCCGATAACTGCACAGGGTCAACCGTTGCAGCAAGTTCTTTGTTATCGTTAAACGCAAGGATGAACTTGCCTGAATTACTGCTACCGCTAAACTTCGTAGCAATCTGCTGCTCTATGCTCCTGCGCTCCTCCTCACTTGGGACTCCGTTGTTGAAGTTAATCAACATGGAAGGCGAGAGGCCGTTCTGAATGTTGTTGATATGGTAGTTGGCAATCTCCTCCTCAAGTTCTGCATAGGGCAGGCCACCTTGATAGTCAACGGGGGAGTAGTAGTAGAATCCTGCTCGGTATGGCTTGATGTAAAGTATCTCTAATCCCTCTTTGCTTGTGCCAAACGCAGGGATGCGTACCGCAGTTTCTTTTCTGCCTTTTACGTCTGTCCAATCCTTTGCGTAGTAGTACGCTTCAATCTCACCATCTTCGTTGCACCTTGCGGCTCGGAGCGTCTCTACGGGGATGTGCTGCACCTCTACAATCATATTGTGGTCTTGTGAGTACACGACCTGAAAAGAGCATTGCCCCATCATCACATAATCGGCCACTACCTTCTGCAAGCAGGCTTTCGTGAACAAGCCACGCATCGCTGCGTACTCGCTCGGCTTCTTGGCAGAGTCCGTTGCATCCAAGCCCTTACCAAAGGTCATATCCATCAACGAGTTGAGGATGGCGTTATTGGTAGGTGAGCCGTTGTACCTGTCAATCAGATACCCGAAGTAGTCGTTGTTATCTCCGTATTCTACATAGTCCTTGCCCTGCACCTCTTTAACAACAGGTGTGGTGTAGGAACTGAAGTTCACAACGTGGACTTTAGATGATGATGTACTCATTGTCATAGCTTGTTTCTTCGGTGTAGACGTTTTGGTTCACCGTAAATTTCTCGTAGTCTGTTTGCGAAGTTACGAATACCCTGTCTCTGTATATTAGATTTCCCGATGCGAATACCTTCAGGCCATAGAATCTATTGTTGACAAGTACGAACGTGCCTGTTAGGGTCATAAAACCATTCGCAGAGGCAGCAGTAACCGCAGGTGTTGCGGTGGTGTTTGTTGATTCATCAATCAGCGCAATCGTAACACTCGCAGGGAATGTGCGAGGTATGATTACAATGGCTTGTGGCGAGGCTGAAACCTGAAGGATATGCATCTTAAATAAATAACCTTTTAATTCCGATTTGTTTGAAAATAGAAAAGGGGCTTACGCCCCCTTCTTAATCTATATGCACTATTTAGTTCAATAAACTAATAAGAATATATTAAATTAGTTGTAAAGTGTTTTAAGGCCAATTACTGCCTTTGCAACACGATTCACATTATCCATCGCTTCTTTCCAACTTGGAATAACATTTATTTCAATGCCAAGTTTTCTCGCTTCAGCCTGCAACAAACTCAAATCAGTATCAAAGTCTTCAAGTTGCTTTTCGGCTTGCTTAACAAACGTAAGATATTCTTGATAGGCTTTATCCATCTTTAACTCTGCTTGGCGCAGTTGATTGTCAATGGTTTTTACTTTGTTAAGAATAGTAGTTGGGTCAGCAACAAATTCAACTTTGTTGACGGAACGTACCTCTTCGCCAATCTTGGCGATTTTAGAAAAAATTTGTTTGCTCATTATTATCGGTATTTTTTGGCAAGGGTTTCAAGCCCACCAATGCGTTGAGCCATATCATTCATTGCATCAAACATATTTGAGTACTCTTTAGTTTGACGTGGATTAAATCCTAAATCTTCAACCTTAGAAGCGAATTCAGTTCCTTTAAGACTTCCCTCACGATAAAGTTTATTTGATTCTGCAAATAACTTCTCAAACTTGTCTACGGCAAAAGAAATTTCATTGAAGATTTTAGCCAATGGAATAGCTTGATTGGCAAGTTGTTCTGCTTCAGCAGCAATTTTATTCATCTCGCTAATTGAAGAAAGCTCAACTTTCATTGTGCGTATGTCTTCACCAATCTTGGCTACTTTGGAAAAGATGTGTTTCATCGTAGTGATTGATAAGCTTTAATTGTGCTCTCTGCTTTTATTAGGGCAGTAAGTAAATCTTGTTCGGCAGACTTAATGTCTTTAATCTCTTTGATTGAATTTACATCAAGTCCCAACTCTTTTGCCGCTACTTCGGTTCGGTCAATAGAATTGGTAATGACTGTAGTCAAAGAATTTGCAAAGGCATATTCAGAATCTAAATCTTTAGCCAATCGTGCGGCCTCATCAAAGATGTTTAGCAACTTTACTTCTGCGTCACGCAAAGATTTTACTCGCTCTTTTGATTCTTGAACTCGTGTGATAAGTTCGCTAACCAAAGAGAACTCTACCTTCATCGGCTCTTGAGCCGAGAACTTTGCAAATATATTGTTGAGTGTACTCATTGTGTAAATATAAGGGGGCTTGCGCCCCCCCTAATTTATTTAAGAGTTAGAACCTACGACAATCGTGTCGTTAGCACCTGCAAGTCCTGCGAAAGGATTGGCAGTAGTAGCACCTGCGATGAAGTTGGCAGGCATTGTCTCCTGTCCCTCCATTGTCAAAGTGTAACCCGATAGGTCACCCATAGCAGCACCCGTTACAATCGTTCCACCCGTTACTTCAGCACCATTCACCATACCCATAAGGAAGGCGTTGCCGTTGTAGTCTTGTACGATAACGTAAGGGCGGCCATAAGCAAGCAACTTCAATTCTTTGTTGTCCTCCTTTGTGAGTTTGGTCAACGTCAAATTTAAGGTCTGCGTGAAGAAGGTTGTGCCATTATCACGGCTTGAGTTAAAGGTTTGCTCAAAAGAGCTATTGCCTTTTACAAGGTATTGGTAAGCAGAGAACGTACCACTAATGTTGGTTACCTCATCGTTGGTGAGGGTAATCGTACCCAAGTCACCAAAATCCACGAAATACACCGCCCTGATTCCTCCTGTAGAATCTTTACACGGTACCGCTCGACCTTTAGTTAAATCACACGCCATTTTTTCTTTGTTTTATTAGATTAAAAAAAGGGGGCGAGGACATAGCCCAAGCCCCCCTTGATTTACGTTAGCTCGGATTAAGAGTAAAGAACTACGTCAGCTCCGATTCCGTACTGAACTCCTGCGAAGAAGCGAAGGATTACACGGATATTGTCTGAACCGTCAAGGTCAGCCATATCAAGAACACGAACTTCGTTGCGCTCATCAAGAAGCCCTGTTCCGAAGAACAAGTTGCTTGTTTGACCTGCGACCATCTTGTTTGAAGGTAAGCCGTTACACATTCCGATGCGGATGCCGTCAAAGAACATATCGCCCTGTCCGTACCACATTGTGCCTTTATTGTCAACACCATTTGCTCCAAGACCTGAAGCTCCGAATCCACCAAGTGCGCGGACATAAGCCTTTGCTACGTTTTGTGGCACGAAAATAGTCAAATCCTCCTTACCGTAAAGTGCTGAAGGAATGGCATCTACAACTTTACCAAGCTCAGTGATTACGTTCGCAGCAGTCACGGTGGTAGCGGTTACGTCAATAACGTCTGAGTCAGCAGTCATCAATGAAAGGAAGCCCGAGAACTCACCTGCTGAAGCAGCGTTACCGTTCCAAATGTTCTGCTCAATCTTCTGTGAAGTCTTTGCAGCAACGTGAGCGATAAGGAAGTCAGCGAAAGAAGCAGGAATGCTATCGTAAGCAGAGAATCCCATCTGACCACCAATCCAAGATGAGTAGTAGTCTTTTTTGCAAAGCTGCAAGTTTACTTGAAAAGGCTCAACGGCAAGAACGCGGTCGGTCAAAGTCAAGGTAGAAGTTGCATCAAAATCACAAGTACCATCTTTTACGATGTCGTTGGTGTTCACCTTCTGCAAGGTGGTTTTGTAGTTTACGTTTGGAAGAATCTCAATGAGACCTTTGTCCAAAGTGTTTGCGCTCAAAAGAGCTGCGGAAATGTACTTGGAGGCGAACTGCCCCGCATACGAAGTGGTTATCGATGTAGTCGTAGCCATTTGATTTTCTTTTTTTTATTTATTAACTGTTGATTCGTGCAAGGACTCGGTCAATCGCTCTTTCGGGGCGGTTAGAACTCATCTTTTGAACTTGCTTTGTTTCGGGGTTGTGCTTGATGGGCTTCGCAGCAGGTGCGGCAGATAGTTCTGCTTTAACCGCAGCCATCTCCTCCTTCTTGGCGTAGCCGCCCATCTCCTCACGCATTCCTTTCATCTCCTCACGCATCATTGCAATCTCCTCGAGAACCTTCTCAATGATTGCAACAACCGCAGGGGCTTCTTCTGCCATTGGCATATCAGCAAGTTCGGTAGCTGCTTCGGCCTCAACCTCAACTTCTACCTCTGCTTCAGCAGCGGCTTCTTTGATTTCAGCGATAACGCCTTCTTCGGTGATAACGAGTACACGACCATCTTCGAGGAGGTGTTCGCCAACAGGAGCAGCAACGCGGTCATCGCCACTAAGGACAAATACTTCGTTGCCTGCTTCAAATGATTCTGCCTCAAGAACGGCTCCGTTCTCAAGTGTCATTTGCTCAAACTTAACCTCACGGATGGAGGATAGCTCGGCAAGGATGCGGTTTAGGATATTGTTTGCTTTCATATCTAACTAATTAAAGGGGTTTTGATTATTTGTAACATTTTTAGGGATTAATAACTACCGTGCCTTGTCCGACAAGGGAGCCGATACCCTGCGCAGCAAGAGAGCCGTCGCAGCATTCGGACTTGTAGGTATTGTCGGGGCATAAGCACCCACGCCTTCCGCCTCGTGGGGAAGCAACAGGGAGTTTTTGTGGTCTATACATTGTTAAGTTCTTTTAGTTTAGATTCTGCCCAACGCTTACCTGCAAGACCACCCCATAGAAGGAATGATATTGTGCCGCAGGCTTGCGTGTCGTTCTCATCGTAGTATTCTTCGGCTCTTGAAAGGTATGAGTACATCCGTGTGATGGTCTCTACGCTCACAGGCTTGCCTTGTGCGAGCTGCTGCGCCCTTACCTTACCGACAGGAGTAGCACACTTGTTGCCGTTCTTCTCGTTTAGTTCAATACCACGCTTGGCGTTGTTGCGTACCGCATCGGGATAGTCAGTAAACGATTCCATCTCGGTGCGTGTTCCCGACTTCTTGCGGCCATCTCTTTTTATGATAGCGACAATCTGTGCAAGCATCAACGCTGCTTCCTGCTCCTCAAGAATCGCCATCTCTTGCTTGGCAAGGTTTAGTTTGTCCACGAAGTACCCCTCAATAGAGAATCCTTTGACCTTGCCTGTCTTGACAAAGTTTGTCCATATCTCGGGGTTGTTGACTTTCATAGATACCATCCAAGTGCCTATTGGCAAATCAAAGCCGTACTTCTTGCTCTTGTCTTGTACGTCATCTTCGATAATCCAAGACTCTACAACCGTGAGGCCGTTGATGCCTACTTCGTGTTCAAGCGTAGCGTTGTTCTGCTTGGACTTCTGAAAGAACATCTCACTCGCTTTGCGGATGGTGGCTTCGCTGAAGTACACATAGAACTCCTCTTGCCCTTCGGCTCGGTAGATAGGTTTGTTTGGTACGAGTG